CGATCTAGCTATGGAAGGTGTAAGGGTAGGAACAGATGTACCAGCTATCCCTAGTTTTAGACTTCCTTCAGTTGCTAAACAAATGGACTATCATAGGGCAAATGATACAACTATAGAAGAAGCAATGGTTAGTCTGGAAAAAATATCTAATGAGAGACTTGCAAAAATTCTTGGAAAGAAAGCTGTCTTTGATAAGGACAGAACAGGAGTAAATCCATTAGAGCATCTTTTTGTTAATAAAAGTTATGCCAGATTTTTAAAGGAAGGTATAGAAGTATTGGGTCCAACTAATGCTTGGTGGAAAAGATTTCTAATGTTAAAGGTTGGGACTCAAACAGCCAAAACTGTTTTATCTCCTGCCACTCATGGTCGTAATATTATGGGTAATATGGTTCTTATGGTAGCTAACGGTTATAGACCAGTTGCTCTTGGTGGAGAAAAAAATCCTTTTAAAACGGTAATGAAACGATTAAGAGGTATAAGTGATGAAAATTTTGGAAAGTATATTGGAAGATTGCAAGAACTTGGTATTATAGATAGTAGTGTTAAAGCTGGAACAGTTAAGCAAATGGCAAGTGAAGCATTTTCTTTTGAACCCGGTGCTGCTATGGAAAAACTTGCCAGAACTCCAGCAGGTAAATTAGTTAAAGGAACATTTCAAACATATCAGGCAGAGGATGATATGTTTAAAATTTTACATTTCCAAAAAACTATGGATGATATGAGGAAGTGGGGATTAGGATTAGATGAGGATGCTTTGGAAGAAATGGCAGCAGCCAGAACAAGGGATCTTATGCCTAACTATGCTCTTGTTCCTAAAGCTGTTAAATGGTTTAGACGGACTCCTGCCAGTGATTTTGCTGCATGGCCAGCCGAAGTTACACGAGTTAGTAAAAATCTTTTAAAATATACTTATGATGATATTACAGGTAAAACTGTTGAACGATTAAAAAGAAAAGGATTTGATATAAGTTCTAAAGGTGCTGAAGCTATTAGAGATCAGGGTTATAGAAGAATGGGTGGTGTAGTTGCTGCTTCTATGTCTGGAGATATAGCTCAAAATTATACAATGAATATGTTTGGATTAGGACAGGAAGATGTTTATAATATAAATCGGTTGTCTCCATCATGGTCACAAGATACAGCTAAGATATTTTTAAGTGGTCTTAATAAAGATGAGAACAATCATTTTGGAGTAGACTTTATAAATCTAGGCCCGATAGATCCTTTTTCCTACTTAAAAGCTCCGGCCAGAATGTTAGTAGCTCATCTAAAATCTGGAAAGAATTTAGAACGACCTGATATAGAATCAATAGGTCTTGCTGCTTATGATAATATAGTAGGTCCATTTCTAGGATCTTCGATGGCTTGGGAAGCCTTAATGAATATAACAGGTGAAGCAGGTACAAGAGAAGGACAAGAAGGAATAGCTAAAAATTTTGGTGGCTATGCTCTTAGAGCAGGATTAGAAGTAGCTAAAGCTCTGGAACCTGGAGTTGTAACATTAGCTAGAAAACAGATGGCCTATAATATGGCAAAGGGAGAGGGAATCGAAGCTGGATTTGAAGGAGCCAGAAGTCAGTATGGTTATACACTGCCTAAACGAGAATATGGTATTGAAAGTGGTGGTGCTTTCTTACGTTGGGCAGGGATACGTCCTCAACGATTAGACATATCGGCTGGTATGAGAAGAAACTTGGTTCCTGTTATAAAAAATATAGACAATGCTTCTGGTGAATTTACCAGAGCTATATCTGATCCAAGAGGTTTAACTATGGCAGATAAAGTTATGGGTATTTCTAAAATTGAAGATAAGATATTTAATGAATATAGAAAGGCAGTTCTTAGTCAATTAAAAGGTTTTCAGGAACTAAATAGTTTAACTGAAATATATGATGATCTGTTAAAAGATGCCCATACAGCAGGAGAGATGAAAAATAGTATTATACGAGAAGGTGTTAGTAAAAATTATGGACTAGAAATACCTGCTAATTTATTTGAATATATGGATCGTACCAGACGAAATAAATTCTATCCATTTACACCATCTGATACAGCACAACGTATTTCAAGAAGAACTACAGGTAAAGCTCTCCCTTGGGAAAAAGTACGTAGATATCAAAGAGCAGTTTCAGGCAAAAAGATAACCGATAAATAGGAGTTTAATATGCAGGATATGACTATGATCTGGAATGCTATTCTTACGATGGCAGTGGGTGGATTTCTCTGGTGGATACGTGCTACTAGTGCTGCTGTTACTAAGATACGTGAAGAAAATTTGTCAACTAGGGAGCACATAGCTCTTACCTATGCAACCAAGCAGGATGTTAAAGATGACCTACAACAGATCATGGGAAGATTTGATCGTCTGGAAAGTAAGATAGATGATTATATGAGGATGGGAAAGTAAATGGCTGAACAAAGATCATCTGATATATTTCCTCTGGCAGCTAAAATAATTCGTAAATATGAATCAGAAAACAAGACAGGTAACCCATCTCTTATTCCTTACATAGATAAACTAGCTAATGTATGGACTGTAGGTTTTGGTAGAAAAATAATGAGTATAGAAAGGCAAAAAAAATTAGGTTTGTCCGATAAAGAAATTATAAAAAGATATACTATGTCACCAGAAGAGGTAGAAGTTGATTTTGATAAACAAATAGAAACTGCATTACAAGATGTACAACGATTAGAACATATGCTTCCAAAAGGAATGACATTTCATAAAGGAGAAGTAGAATCATTAATTCCTTTACTACAAAATACAGGATATGGCAATGTATTAAAACTTAATAGTGGTAAACCTACAGAAGCTAGTAAGGCTTTGATAAAAGGGGATAAAAAAAGATTTATGTTTGAATTATTTGATCCCTATGTAGGAATTGTTACGGCAGGAGGTAGCATACAAAAGGGTTTACAAGCTAGAAGAATAGAAGAAGGAAGTATTGCAAAATTGTATGAAGGAGGAGAGTATTCTAGAAAAGAAGGTGGTATGATATCTCGTAATCCATATCCCCATAATCCACGGCCAATATAGGAGTAATGATGCAAGACCAATTATATTCGTATATTAAAACTACCACTGTAAAACGATGGGAGTTTTTTTCAGAAGATGAATTAAGATGTAAGGGAACAGATGAATTAGATATGGATGAAGAGTTTATGAAAAAGCTCATAGCTCTTCGTAAAGAACTAAATCAATACTTTAAAATAATATCAGGCTATAGACATATGGCTTATAACGATATCCTTGGGAAAAATAGAGATTCACCACACCTGTTAGGTAAGGCAGTGGACATAGCATGTCACGGTAAAAAAGCATACAATATAATTAGAATAGGAATGGCACACGGCTTCACTGGTATTGGGGTGAAGCAGCATGGAGAAAAGGAAGATAGGTTTGTCCATCTTGATACCATGAATAATGGAGAACGACATCGGCCAATGTTCTGGAGTTATAAATCATAAATCTTATTGATATTTAAAATTATTTTATCTATAATTTCAAGTTGTTTACGATATGTTTTATTGGATTGTTTATTATATTTAATGTATTGTTCGTGACTTTCCTCAGTAATTTTACGAAGTTTATATAATTCTTCTACAATTAGATATGTGGACATTTTCTACTCTGTATTTGATGTTATCATTTAAATATATCTATTAAAAATTATAGGAATATTTTACCATCATTATTTGTTGTGTATTATTTACATATAAATTTGTAGAAATAGAAGTACATGCTGAAAGAATTAATAATAAAAATATATATTTTATCATAAATTAAAATTACATTTCTTAATAAGTTTCGTAACATTCGTCTTCCCAAGAATATTCATAGCTTCCACTATACCAGTTATGAGTCCTTCTTTTGACAACTCCGTATCCTTGTTACTCTTTGCTCCTCTTATTCTGGACAATAATTCCAAGGCCTTGATAGCACTGTTGGTGTGTCCGTTTGCCTTGGCAAAAGTATATTGTTTTTCAATCTCATCTATGACATCAATGTTTGTTACCAACTCATTCTCAAGATCTGAGATCCTCTCCTTGATCTCCTCATTCTTCAACATACGATAACCCTGATTAGCTGCTGACTTAGTGGAATAGCCAGCAGTCAGAGCAGCTTTCTTGGCATTTTGATGTAGGATATAGGCTTGGGCAAATCTCTCTTGTCTTGTGGTCAACATGTTAGTTACTCAGGTTATTCCTTTGTATTCCCTTGGACTTCTCAAAGGATCTCATACCACCCAGACCAAGGAGGGATAATGTTAATGTCATTAGTCCTTCCGTAGGTATGATAGGTATGGTTAAGTCAGTAGCCCACACAGCCAAGGCCCATACACATATGGGCTGAAATACAAATTGCCATGCCAGACCAAAGGCACATATCCACATAATGGCAGGTCTTGCCCCGGCCACGAAGATGGAAGTATGTCCGGCCTGTTCTTTATTAACAGCTATCTGTGCAAGATTAGCTCGTTGTACCTGTGTCTTCAGTTCATGATCGAGCTTTGCACGTAGATCTTTATCCTCCACAAACTTATCAAGTACATTATCTACTACACCTACTACTGCTTCTGCAATTCCAAATAAAGCCATCTTATCCTCCTCCTAATAAAAATATATTGAACTATAGAATATGATTATGGAACTGAATACCAGTAATTGCAGTAT